TGGCAAAAGCCGTGTATGTCATCGCCTCATCTTTACCAAACCACTCGTTTTTCTCCGCCCACGCTTGTGCTTTTGGGTCGGGTGGTGGTGGTGCTTGTTGCTCTACAACAGGCCGAGCCGTCTCTTCTTTCAGCTCTTTAAATTTTGCTGCTTGTGCTTCTAATTGTTCTTTTTGAATCTTTGCTCTTTCAGCATCAAGCGACGCTCTTGCAAGAATACTTTGTGCATCTGCTTGCGCATTAACATCACCTTCTTCAATCGCTTTTTTTAATCTTAGTTTAGCCTCTTCAACTTGTGAAGTCGAAGCCGTTTCCATAGTTGATGCATAGTTTTGATTTAACGATTGCAGTTGTGTTTCAAGATCTGATTGTTTATCTTTTAAACCCGCTGCGTATTTTACAGCAGCGTCTTCTCTACGCTCTGCTTCACGTAGTTTACCAACGAGTTTAGCAATTCGTTTATTTACTTTTTCGCTATAATTGTCATGCTCACCTTTGTCCGTTGTCGGTTTTTCTTCTTCCGTTTTCTCTGGTTCGGGTGCAGCTTGCTGTTCTTCAACAACTTCTTGTTCTTCTTCAACGGGTGTTACTTTGGATTCTTTTAATTCAACATCAACGGACTCACCGCTGGTGTCAATAGGTACGAGTTTATCGTCCTGTATTTGTTCTTTTTGTGCCTCGGGCATGGTTCTTGATCTCCATGGTTATTTATTTGCAAGACCAACTACATATGTAAAATATCAGTTGGATCTTGTATTATAGCAAGTATTTCATCATCATTCAAGAGTCTTAATTCACCGCCATCAATTTTTAATCTTGACCCAGCGTAACGTGCAAAGATAACCCAGTCACCTTTTTTGCACCATGGACCCTCTGGAAACTTATTAACATCACCATACGCATCAGGGCCAGTGGATAACACATAACCGCAAACGGTTGCTAGCTGTTCTCTTTCACGAGTCTGATCAGCTAAAATAATGCCACCTTTACTCTTTTCTGCGCCCATGTACGGCAAAATAAGTATGCGCCAACCGGTTGGTTTTGGAAGTTTTTCAGCCACAGAAGTGTCAATATTGTCAGGATCTATGTATTTTGACTCTCTTTCACCGTATATATCTTCAACTTCTTTCTGTTTTTGCTCTATTTCAGCTGCAGTTTTGCCTTTTTCTGCAATTTTTGATTTTTCTTTGCGTCTAGCCTTGGCCATATGCTCTGGAAGTATTAAATCACTCATTTTTTTCTCCTTTGTCGAGTATTTCTTTAATTTCGTCTTCAACTTCTATTAAAGTTCGGTATTTTCCAATCATAAAATTGTAATCATGACGCTCAGTAGTGCTCCCTTGCATCACAAACTCAGTCGTTTGCTCTTTTTTTTCACGAATAAGACGTAAAATCTTATCGCCTAGCCATAATCCGTCCATAAATTTCTATAATTCTGATCTTATTTCTTTATATTTTTTTAATATACTACTTATTCCATTATCTACAACATCAATTTTACCTCTTGGATGCATAATATTTAGTGGCTCGTCCATAAATCCTATGAAACCTCCCATATCTTTGTGCACACGCCCACCTTGTCGAAGACCATAAGGGTTTGAAGCTAAGCCTGTGTTTGGGTCATATGTATACGTAGGCATCAAGGACTCTATTCCAAAAATACTATCTGCAGTGGTCGCGCCTGGAGCTAGATTAATATCTTCTTGCTCAATGAATGGTTGAAAGAACGGAACATTTAACATTCTTGCATATTGATCAGTTAGTGATCCTGTTCTGGACACATCAAAATCCATAGGAGTGTAGCCACGATATCTTGGCAGTGGGTCAGCTGGCCTATTTAAAGTTCCAGGGCCTGTCGTTACAAATGTTCCCAACGCTTGTGCTTGTCTTTGTTGTCCTGCTGCTTGAGCATCCAATCTTCTTTGTTCTTCAATAGCTGCGAGCCTTTCTTGTTCTGCCTGTTGTCTAGCTTGTTCTGCCTGTTGTCTAGCTTGTTCTGCTGCTTGTCGTGCTGCTTCTTCTTGTGCTTGTCTTGCTGCTTCGGCCTCAGCTGCTTGTCTAGCCGCTGCCTCTTCCGCTAATCTTTGTTGTTCTTGTTGAGCGCGCCTAGCTGCTTCTTCTTGTGCTTGTCTTGCTGCCTCTTCTCTAGCTTTTCGTTCTGCATCTATAGCTGCTTGACGCCTTTGCTGTTCCATTCTTTGACGATACTCAGGAATTCTTTCTCCTTGAAATATCCCAGGATACATTTGTTGTCGAAGCCTCTCACCTCTAAGTCGTCTGTCTGGACCTTCGCCTCTTCCTCTAGGGCCACTAGGACCACTAGGAGCATTAAAACCACCTCTTGTAGCACTACCCATGTCTCCCTGAAGACTAGGAATACCGCCTGGTCCTTTGTTAGGTTTCCCTTTTAGAGAACCGTATAAATCTAAGTCTATTAAAATATCTTTTTCTTCTTTAGTAATGTATGCAAGTTCTGCAGTAGGATGGTCAGGCGAAGATTTCCATTTTTTAGGAACACCTGATACGGTGGGTTGTTTGCCTAAATAATTTGGTCCGCCTCCTTGTATTGCAACTTTTGGTTCAGCCATTATTGTCCTCCTCGCATCATCATACTAAAAGGATTAGCATTTGTCATCGGATTAAAATTCATGGGTAGTGACGCAAGGCCACCGTTTCGTAACTGTTGTCCGTAAAAATCTCTAAACGCAAGATTGTATCCTGGCATCACTGGCTGTGCTTCTATGGGTTGCTCTTCCATTGGTGTCTCTTCGCTTGGATATAAAATTTCCATTATATTGTCTGGCGGCCCGTCTCCTCCTCCCATTTCTCTTTCTAAACCTGATTCCCTTGCATAAAGAGGATTAACGGAAAAAGTTGGCGTATCTGGATCTATTCCAAAAAAAGCTCCAGCCATGCCTAAATATTTACCTAAGCCAGGAAGTCCATACATTGCCCCAAGTGTGTTAATAGTGCCTATTTTTTGATTGGTTTTTTTATTAAAAACAGTGTTGCCTTGTTGATAGTAATCAGAAAAATTTCCTGTAAAAACTTTAGGGTTTTGTTGATACACTTGAGCTAGTTGACTATTTGAAGCTACGTTCATTAAGTTTTGATTGTACTGATTTTGAATTGCGCTTAATTCATTTGTAGACAAATCGTCAGCTGTGTTAAGAGCGTCAAACCGTTCTCGGGCGGCAACCATTTGATCAAAAGCGTCAGAAGACTGATCCCTATCAAAATTTCCTTGAGCTGCCGCTAAATCAGCACCTGCTTGAATAGCCTGTCCTTCTTGCGGAGACATTCCAGATGCTCCAAAATCTGCACTGCCAAAATCTCCTCTCTCTGCTGCCCCCATTGCTTCACCACCTCTGTATCCTCCATATTGTCCTCCTCCGCCAAAGTCATTGTAATTAGGAATGCCTTTTATTTCAGGCCCTGTGTGTGGCGGGTTACTATCATACATGTCAATTTTTTTAAGAAGCTTTGCTTCGTCAGGAGTAATGTATGCAAGTTTTACAAAATGCTCCCCTTCGCCAAATTCGCGAGGAACATTGCTTACGGTAGGGCCTACATAACCAACTTTTTTTTCTAATTTTTTTAAATTAGACATCACAGCCCTCCGTTAGGCTTCATGACATTAGACGTTATTTTATCCATGTTCGATGTAATTTTTTCAGCTTTGTCCATAACTTTGTTTATAGAATCTTTTTCTAATTTTTCTGTTGCGATTGCAGATCGAAGTGCAATGGCATCTTTTTGTTGGTCAATCTTCGCACGATCAGTTGCTTTTTTATCACGTGCTTTTTTCTTTTCAAAGCCCAATCTCTCACTTGCCTCTTCTGCTTTTCTCATCATGTCTTGTTGTTTGACGTCCAGCTCTTCTCGTTTAAAGTCGAGCAACGGATCACCAGTTGATTCTTTTAGTAGCTCTTCATACTCTGCAACAAACTCTGCAATCAGTTCTGACTCACGTTCAGCAACTCGTGATTGCATTTCCATCATCATCTGTTGTTGCATCATTTGTTGTTGCTCAGGCGGCAGCTGTTGCATTTGTGCCGTAACTTCTTGTTGTATTTCTTCTTGAGCTTTTAGTGATATGTGTTGCATGATGTGTGCCTGTAAGTTTGCCATAACAATAGGACTCGATTTAACAACAGTGCTGTGCATCATAGAAAAGTGTGCCTCAATGTGTGCGTCATGGTTTTGACCAGGGAACGCTTGTGCCGGCATACCTGCAAGTATCTCAGAGTTTTCTGTAGCAGGATCTTTTGGTTGTGGCTGAGGCGGCTGCATTAAAATAGCATCAATATTTTGCACACCCATCGCTTCATACATTCTTCGATACGCTTCATAAATATTGTGCATTTGTGGTGCTGCTTGTGCCAATTGTAATTGTTGTTGTGCCAGTGTCACTCGTTGTGTGACAGAAAATATGTTTGGATCAGATACAGGTATTACATCAATACGTGCGTCAAAATCTTGTGCTTTGATTGCTTGATTGCCGCCAACAATCTGATACGGATAAACTGCTGGTAAACTTTCTGCAAAAAGTTTTGCAAGTAATTTAAATTCTTTGCCTTGTGCAGCGTGCATTCTTTTGTGAATAGCAGACATCACTTTCATACCACGCTCTAATAACGCCATGGTTGTGCCCACTGGGTTGACTTCGTTGCCTTCACCAAGTTTCATATCAGCTACGGCTGCAAAAGATTTACCGCTGTCGATTACAAAACCAAGTAAATTAAATAACGTGCCTGATGGTTCTTTGTAGGGCAGTGTCATCAAAGATGCACGAAGATCACCGGCTGGTGCATCTACATCTCTAAACTCTCCAGGAACTAGTGGTTGGTCATCGTCACGTATTCTTAGCCCGCGAGCTTTAAACCCAGCAGGTAAGTTGACGAGTGTCCCTGCATCAATAAGCTGTCGTAATACAGAGGTTGCGGTTTTTGTGAGACCACCCAACATATGGATAAGACCAAAACCATAAAAACCAAGACCTGGCAAAAACTTGTAATGAACGAAATATTGTTTTTTAATTTTAAGTGGATCAGTCTCATTCCAGTTTCTTCTTATTGATAATATTTGATTTGAGTTCTCCTCTATAGTTACAATGTATGGTAGACGAATTCCAGTCTCTTCGCCTGCCTCATTGGCATCCTCGTATCCCGGCAAGTCCAAATCTACGTGCATCTCAAGCAGTGTATACACATCGTCTTTGGTGTATGTTTTTTGTTTACCATCTAGCTCGTCAATTTTATCTTGCACCTCGCTTGGGTCACCTTCAGATGGCTCGCCTACAGGAATGTCACGATAGAACCCTGACACCTGAAACTTACGCAGATCGTTTGACATCATCTTCACAACATGTGTAATTCTAGAACATGTGTGCAAATCTGTTGCTTCGTATGGCACAACCAAGTCTTCTGACGAGACAAACTTAGAAACAGGCCTGCCTAAAGTGTTATCAAAATATAGTTTACGAAACGCCGAACCAGATAGGGGGAGGTGAAAAAGCATTTGATCTAGTTCGGGTTCGTATTCCTCCATGACGTGGGTAAGTTGGAAATTCATAAACTCTTTTACACGTTGTGATTGTGCTTCAACCTGTGGGTTAAGAGCGCCCATGATTTGTGTTTTTACAGGGCCTCCTGCAGGAAATAATTCCTTATAAGACTGTGCTTGAAACTGTGTAACTGATTCTGCAAGCAATGGGTGAGATACACCAGATGCACCAGGAAAAGGATTTGTTCGATCTTCATACTGCATACCTAAAAGTTCTAGTCCCTCTGCATAAGTTGATGACCAATCACTTCTTGACTCTTTGTCACCGTCGTACGCATCGGACAACTCTCTTGCAATCATTTCAAGATCGCCATCGTTCATGTTCTCAGCTAAGTTTTCGTTGTGTCCGCCCATCATTGGTTGAGGTGAGCCAAAGTTTATTGTTGCGCCGCCATCAGCATCAAGTTGCGGATCGCCTTCCATAATGTCTACTTCTTGTGCTCTGATATCAAACTTCATTTGTTCTTTGAGCGGCATGTCTCTATCGATGGCCATGTTATGCCACCATTGTTGGCATTATATTTTCGATGCCCTCGGGTCTTCTTTTTGTGCGACTGATAAATTCTTTGTACTCTTCAAAACTATTAATGTTATATTCATCTAATAATTTTGATCCTGCCTCTGACTCTAATAATGAATCATACATTCTAAACAACTCATCATCATCTAACTGAGTTAATCGACCAGACTCTAAGATTTGTCTAATTGCTTCAAACTCATCCGTGTCCATTCTTCCTTCTGGATCATCAATAAATGGAGGTGATTTGTACTCGTCTTCATCATCTGCAGCGGCCATCATTGAACCAATGCCTCTTTTAGAATCTCTTAACTTCATTGCAGACGGACCAAATAACATTTGCTCTGCTGCTTTTTCTGCATCGTCTCTTGACATGCCGCCTTCATCCATAAGTCTTTTCATTAACATTTCCATTTCTTCAGCTGGTCCTAAACTAAAACCTCCGTTATCAAAACCAATACGACCACCCAAAGCGTTTGGAAATCTATAGCCCATTGAAAATAATTCTTGATCTATCTGGATTATTTTGTCGTCGTCCCTTTTGTCCACGGCCTCTTCTCTCAAAGCAAGAAGTTGTGTGACTCTGTTCTTACTCATACCCACTGTACGACCGTCTCTTGTTCCTGATTCAAAACCAATACGACCACCGTCTTGAAGTCGACCTCTGCCTGCTTTTTCTTTTGATATTTGTTCTTTTGACATTAAATTCATTATGCCTGAAGTTCCAATTCCTGGACTTATAAAAGGTAATATGACATCAAGTAAATTTTTTTCGCCCTTGTTTGTTTTAGTTCTATCTTCAAATCTTTTCAAAAGATCATCTTTATCCACTCTTTTTAACATTTCATTTTTATTAAACTCTACAATTTTTTCTGCTTGTTCTCTTGAAATACCATAACGATCAATTAAATCTTCAACACTCAACGTTGATAAGTCCAACGTTGCAATAGATGCTCCTTCTCTGCCTTTACCTCTTCCAAAACCTTCTTCCGCTCTGCCTGGTGTTCCTCCCATAATTCGACTAGGTCCCATTGGATTAATAAATTCTCCTTCAGGAGTATAGAAAAAATCTGGATATTCTATAGCGCCTGGCATAGGAGCTGGTTTTGGAAAATTATCTCGTTCTCGGAAACCAAAATTAGTTTCAGGAACCATTCTAAAATCGAAACCTTGTGGTTGACGCGGTCCCATTGCACCATCAAACCTTTCTCTGAGTCTTTGTAATTGCTCTCTTCTATTATGTTCCATACTAAGTTGCCTTACCCTTTTTCACGCCTTTGATCTTACCCTTGTTAATGCTAGCATAGAATACAGTTTTTCCTTTCTTTTTACCATAAGTTTTTTTCATGGACTTCAGTATCTTCTTACCCTTCTTGTTCAGTGGCATCTAGTCTCCTCCAAAACTCGTCCAAAGCGTTGTGTTCGCAGTTATTGCAGTCACAATCCTCGATTTTGCACGAGCCTCCGTTACCGCAATGACAGTTGTGTCCGCAGTGTTTACACGATAAATCATCTAACATTTCCATCGTTTACGGGCCTGACGCAGTCTAGAATTAGGGTCTTTAGCAGCTTTTGGAAACTTTTTCATTTGTCCTGCACTTCTTGCACAGAATGATTTACGTCTCTTTGCAGCTTTGCTTCCAGGTTTGACCTTGCCCGTAACAGCTGTTTTTAATTTACTTCCTGGGTTATCACGCCGATATTTAGCGACACCTGCTTTTGTCATGCCGGCGCCTGCCTTCGTTGGCCTAAAATACTTCTTGGTTTTCGGTGGTTGTTTATCCCTTTTTCTTGCCATGACTTTTCCTAATAGCTTCTTTACCTTTTTTAAAAATACCGGCTACTTGTGATTTGCCCATCACTTTAGCACGTTGTTCGCCGACTGTCAGTATTTGAATTTTACGAGCAAAAGGTTTCTTAACCCGTTTAACTTTAGCCACCGTTGCACGAGCGTCAGCGGGTGTTGCAAACTTAATACGAACAGTATCTTTCGGGTTCTCATCTGTGTAAAGACGTCTGCCAGAACCTTTTGGTTTTTTACCTGTTCCGACTTTTGGATCTTTTGCCATTTTTCAAAACACTCTTTAAAGTTTTAGCTTGTGCTGCATGTGTCTTTGATGCTTTGGACAAACCTTTAATAATTTTTTTAATTTTAGATTTACCTTTGGAAATTTGTTTTCGCGTCTGAGATCTGTTGATTGTCATTAGATAATACCAAGTGATTTATAATAATTTCTAACAGATGGATTACCAATACGTTTAAACTCTCCCTTGCCCTCTGGGATTTGCACATCGATAAAACTACCCATGTATCCTCCATCAGCTGCCTTTTTTCTTTTCTTAAATGTTGCAACGTTTGTTGGTTTACCGCCTACACCTTGTGCCTTCGCTCTTTTGCGAGAGACAGCAGATTTTCTTTGGCTCTCCGTCATTCTGTTTGCTTTTGCTCTTGGCACACATTTTGGATATTTTCTTTTAGCGTCTTTCTTTTGTTTCGAACGCCCACACTTTGCAAAGCCCCCGCCTTTTTTCTTGGAGCCTATATCAACCCAATCTTGTTTGAACCACTTGTCTAGTCCCTTGTGCCCAGACATTTAAGCAACCTTCGTTACTTTTGATCTGCCTGGCATAATGGCACCACAACCGCGTGCTACAAATTTTTTCTTCACACGTCCACCGTTTTTTAAGCCTTGCGCTTTTAATTTTCTAGTGGCTTCAACCAAACCACCTTTGGCTTTGCTGCCACGAAAGTCTTTTCTCTTTTTCCCAGAGGGATCTTTTATTTTCCCTGCGCAGATTTTAGAAGCATAGGCGTTAGCATAAGCTGATGGGTAAACATCAAACTTAGCTTTTGCTGCAGCCTTACCTCTGGGACAAAGTTTAGTCATTTATTTTTTCTCGCAGTTTTTGCAGCTCTTCTAAAGTTCGCTGCAGTTGGTGCACCCTTGGCTCCTTTTTTTCGCATCTTCTCTTTTGAGCCAGCTTTTATTCTAGCTTTTTTAGCTGCGATGTTTGCATATAGACCCGGACGCTTGGACATTACATCATGTCCTTATTTTTCATCATACCGCCGCCACGTTTCATAACTCTTTTGTTATTCATCATGCCGCCCATAGCTTTTTTAGTTCTTTTTTTCATCGTTTTCTTTTTAGCTTTTTTCTTACCTTTTTTAACAGCACCACCGCGCTTCATGCCCATCATGCCGTTTTTTACTTTTTTTCTCATTCCTGGCATAGTTACACCCTCCTTTTAGTGTTTTTCTTTTTCTTAGAAGTTTTCTTTTTCTTCTTCTTTTTAATGACACCCCTACCAATCAAGATGTCCTTAAAGGTTGTTTTACCATCACCAGATAAATCTGGAAACGATTTTTTGTTTTTAGGTTTGTGTTTTGGCATTCCTGTATCTCCTATAGGATTGTCGTTTTAAAACTGTACCCTCATAATAATCTGATGGCCAGTGCTCATAGTATCCAGTTTTGCGTAAATTGTCACTAGCTTTTTCTAATTCGTCAAACTTTTGTATCAGCACCATCATGAACTCGTTCTCTGGTCCCCAGTCGCCTGTGTCCAGAAACTCTACCTCTTCGTCCTCGTCGTCATCTTCTGGGTGAAAGCACATCAAATAGATATCTTGTGGCACAAAAACAATGTTGTAGCCGTGTGTGATTGCAGCCAGTTCTTCAGGCTCCATGCGAATGTCATTGCAAGCAACGATCACGATCTGTATGTCAGGAGACTTTGCAAGCTCAACGCCTTCAACAATTGTTTCAATAAAATTGTCCCAGTTATGCACTTCTAGGATTCTGTATTTGTTTTGCAGACGTGCTGTTCGCGCATACGGACACACAGGCACGTTGCCCAGGTGTTTGTTTTTTGGTTCAAGATATTTCTCGCACCAGTCGAGAATATCTTTTGTCATTGTCATTCTATAATTTTCTTTATCTTTAGTCTGCCCATGTCTTCGTAGAGAGATGCCGTGACCTCTTTACATTGCATGTATATGCCATCCTGTTCTTCTCCGATGTTTCTAGAAATAATACGTTTCTGCTTAAGACAGTCGCTAAGACCCTCCGTCGGCACCATCTCAATTGTCGAACCGTTCTGTATCATCAGGAT